AAGATTTATGTAATTAACATTAAAATTGAAACAGAATGAAAGAGAATCTTACACAAATTCTAATGAATGAAGCCATCCGGGAGGGATGGCGGGAGTGGATGGCAAAGGTGCGGACGGTATTGCCGCAAACGGATGCGGAGCGCCCGGTAACATGGATTGCGGCGGAACGGCTCGCACGGGATCACGGGCGGATGGTCCGGCTGGTGGAGCTGCTCAGGGAACACCGCCCCGTCCTTTCCTTTCGTGTGCAGGAAGAAGCCGGATTGCTGATACTGGTCGCCTACCACCGGCACGGCAGCTCGGCGGACTTCCTGCTGGATACGGCGGAGGCGTATTTCCGGGAGAAGGACTGCGGAGGATTCCTGTTCCTCTGCCGGATGCAGGCAAGCATCAACGCCTACGACGAATACCCGCACCTGAACGTGCTCTGCAACCGTCTGGCGGGACTGCTGTTCCGCTTCCGCCGTGAACGGGAGTCCGAGTACCGCAAGGGCCTACCGCCGATGTTCGGCAAGGCGGACTTGCAGGAGGCGGAAAAGTACCTGCCGCACCTGCGGGGCTGCTCTTTCCGGGAAGAGGTCGCACTGGCTCTGCCCAAGGTGAAAAACGTGGAGGAGCTGGCACGGGAATGTGCCATGTCGGTCAATACGCTGGGACGGCGGTTCAGGGAGGAGCTGAACACGACTCCGCACCGCTGGCTGACGGAACAGCGGAAGGCGCACGTGGTCTCCCTGCTGGCGGACACGGACATGCCCTTCCAAGAGATTGCCGACACGTGCGGCTTCGCCACTCCGAGCTACCTGTGGGACTTCTGCAAGAAGCACCTGAAGGCTACTCCTGCCGAAATCCGTGAAATCGCCCGGTGCGCCCGTCCCGTCCGGCATCCTTTTCCGGTTCAGAAGTGAGGGGCTGACTGCCCGCAGCCGATTGGCGGACAATCCGAACACGGCGGTGAAAATTCAGAACGTCCGTTTCCCGGCACCCCGCTAACTTTGCTTCCTTATAAACAACCCGAGACAGAATCATGATGGAAGAATATTTCAATACATTGTTGCAGGAGACGGAGCGGCGCATGGCTGCCGCTGCCGCCGGCATGGAGGGAAAGGAAACGGTCGCCACCTGCCGGGAGATGGTTTCGTACCTGAAAGCCAAGAACCGTGAGCTGAAAGCGTATGCGCTCGCCCGTCCGTTCAGCGGGGACGAGGAGGAAATCCGTTACTTCAAATACTACAAGCCCGCCCTGACGGGCAGGCTGCTGTACTATTACCGGGTATATCAGATAGAGAGCGGCTGTCCCGGCTGCCTGCGGGTAGCCGAAACGTACTACCGCAGGGCGATGGAACGAGCCGAGCGGATGATGGAACGCTACCTGCCCTTCTACCAGTATTACCACAGCGGGGCGACATACCGGGACGATTACTATTTCCTGCGGGCGAAGGGCGAACTCAGCCCTGAAAGCGGCAGCTTCGTACTGGACGAGGAAGCGGAGTTCTCCACGGGCTACGACATACTGGCGGCACGCCTGATCTCGGTGGAGATGCTGCTGGTCTATCTGAGCCGCCGGATAGAGCGTGCGGCACGAGGGGACGGTACGGATGCCGTGCCGGGGAAGGAACACCGCTGGACGGACACGAAAATCGCCGCCATACAGCTTGTTTACGGCATCCATGCCGCCGGAAGCGTGGACAACGGCAACGCCGAGATCGGCGAGCTGGCTGCGCTGTTCGAGAAGACCTTCCATGTGGATCTGGGCAACGTGTACCATGCTTTCGGCAGGCTGCGGGGACAGCAGAACCCGACGGCGTTCTTGGACGAGATGAAGGAGAAGCTGCTCAAAAAGATGCGGGATATGGACAGCAGGTGATCGGCAAGTCGGCAGCAAGTTGGCAGCAAGTTGGCAGCAAGTTGGCAACGGAACGGCAGAGGCGGCAGGAGATGAAAAGAGAGCGTCCGGAGGGCAGAAAAGAGTCTTTCGGACGCTCTTTTTTGTTTTTTTTTGCTCTTTTTGCTTCGATGTAAGTTCCTTTCCGCCTTGTTTTTACGTTGTTCCTACTCTTTCCTTGCCTTTTTCAGCCTTTTTATTGCCCGGAAAGGCGGACGGAAGGGCGGCGAGGGTGAAAAAAGAGGATGGAAAAATGCGCATCAGAAAAAAATCTTTGCCAAGGTGCCGGTATGGTGGCAGGAAAAACCGGCGAATCGGGCGACATTTGCTATAATCCGCAAATCCAAATTTCCGCAGAATCCGAAACGAAGCGTTCGATTTTCAGGGAAAAGGACAAAACGAAGCGTTCAAAAAAGGAAAGCGCGCAACACTCAAAAAGCCGAAACAAAAGTTTTGTAATGACCTCTGTTTCGGCTTTATAATTTCATAAAAAATGGCTTTATAACGGCATTAAAATAAGGCTCAAAAGTTTGGCCTTCTGCTTGAAAAATTGTATCTTTGTTCAGTGCTAAGCAGCTGTTTTATGAACTAATTTTTCCTGTTTCTTATACAGCATCATGTCTGTATATTCGGCAGAATAATTCATGTGGGCATTGAATTCCTTTTTTGTACAACCCTCAAAAGGATTGCCAATGGTTTTGTTTGCTCCAATCCATTCACACAGTTCAAGTATGGAGGATTTATTGGATGTGAAATAAACGAAGGAATGCTTTTCGAGTATCTTTAAAACATCCAAATAATCAGACAAGCGCCAATACATATTGTACGTACCAACATCAGTGGAAAGATAAGGCGGATCAATTAAAAAGACGACTCCGGGAACATCCTTATATTGGTTGAATACTGCTTTGTAGTCGCATGATACAATTTCAAGCCCTTTTAAGTAGTCAGAAGACTCCGGATAACCGGTCTTGCGAATGTTGTTATAAAGGACTTCCTTGCGCATTTCGGCTACAGACAATTTATACTTCATGGAGAACATAAGTGAGGATGATAAGGTTATAAAATCCACGTACCCAACATTTAGTTCTTCTTCCTCGATACGTTTAAAAATGCGTTCTCTAAGTTCCCCTTTAATTGGTTTATGTTTGGGTATCGAATTACCCACCAGCTCCCTAATATCGGCAAGCAGTTTATTTGTCTGTGGGATATTTTTCAGTCTGAACCGGTAGTTGTCGAAGTCATTGTAGACAACAGTAGCATCGGGCTTGCTTCTTTTGGCTATATGCGAAAGAAGTCCGGAACCGCCAAACAAGTCCACAAACACGGTATCTTCAGGGAACTGTTCCAAAACTTTAATAAACTCTTTAGCAAACATTCTTTTTTGGCCTACAAATGGCAGTGGTGCAGATAAATTCATATTCTTCATACGTTCAAGTCAAATTTAATGTTTTCAACTCCGGATAACAGTTCCAGAGTCCGGTCAATGTTATTTTCATATATATGCACATTTCCAAGGTCAAGGGTTATGGACTTCAGGGGAAGCTCCACCTGCCTTGCCATCAGATAAAGATGATAAATATCAGCCGGAAGCCCAAGGTTCGCATCAGAACTACGCTGATATGCAGATAGCACCAATTCTCCCTCATCAATTTGGAACTGCACAAGACTCAGGCAGGGTGCCTGGTTGCTTTCCACCCCGGTTTCTCCAAGAAACAGGACATAATTCTTGCTGTTGCGCTTTTCCCGGTTAATCCTGGTTATGAGGGGTGGAAGCTTTTCAAAGTAAGTTGGATAGCTGTTTACAAGGGTATGGCCGCAATAATCCCACCAGGTAATCCCTGCCTCTTTGTATTTTTCCACATCCCGGACTCCTTGCATAAACAGTTTCAATTCCTCTTTCAGCTTTTTCCTGGCTATCCCGTGGCTTTCAAATATGTCAAGTAAATCAGCGGGGGTTAGCATGAGCCTTTCGTTTAATAGATACTTGATACGCCCTTTCCTATTGGTCTGGATTTTGCCCGTTTGGAGTATCTTGTCTAATGTCTGGTAATACTTATTCATGAGCTTTATTTTTGGTTGTACAAAGGTAGCTCTACCGGACAACACAAGGCATCCCCGGCACATCAATCACACTGCACCGAGCGTGCAGTGCTTTCCAAACCGTTTGATAACATCATACACCTTACGTTCGCTTACCGAATATTTATTTGCCAAAAACGCCACTGCATAAGTGGTCTTTTCACCTTGTTTTTTCATGACCTCATACTCCGTATATAAGTCTATGAATCGAAGGTCATCCTGCTTGCCGCCCAAACTTATAAGCATTTCAAGCGGTTCTCTGTTAAATTTAAGTGCTTCAAACAATGTCATATCCAATCATTTTTGTACTTTTGCAATGCCAATCATTTATTTAATGCGTAAAAACGCCACGAGAGTGCGGCAGAGGGCATTGCCCCCGGTCGCGCACTCTCGTGGCGTTTTGTGTTAATAAATGATTGGCGTCTATATTAACAGGCCGGGGGCTTTTTTTATCCCTCCCCCGAAGGGATTGTCAATCACTCAATCCGATATAATTCCAAATTGAACTTGTCCTTTTTTTCCCAGCCTTCAGCCAGAACTGTCTGAATGAATCCTACTGCTTTTGTATAGAAATCTTTCAGTTCTTCTAACTGAGTAAAAGTATGGTATTCCGGTTGTTCATCCGAACCAAACTTAAACGTCACTGGCAGGGTTTCTCCGCCCGTCTGAACGGCCAAATCGTATGCTGCCTTATAGTTGTACTGGTTCTCCACAGAAAGCCATACATGGGCACCATTATAGGCGAATCCGGATAGGATAGCCGCATCAGTCTGGCTGTTATACCAGGACATAACCAATGTGTGGATTTCCTCATCAGTAGGCTTATGCCCGAACTCCTCTTCCATGTAGGAGGCAGAGCCGTTCTCTTTTTCCTGCACATCCCATCGGATGCGCCATTTGTCTTTAACCGGGTTCGTGCATTCCATCAGCGAAACCCCGGAACTTCCTTCAACTCTTCTCATGTAAACACGTATTTGGTTCTACCTTTGCCGAATGTCTCTGTCTTGATGGTCGTTTCAAACGGGAAACCATCCGGCATTTCCTTTATTTGTGCGAGAATATTCTTCATTTCCTCGCTGTTGGTGAAGAACTTCTTTGCCTCGCCGTTCACTTCGATGGCCACAATACAGCGGTCTTCTCCCTGCTCGGTTTTGATACCGGTCTCAAAGTCCTTCACTACAATGGGTAAGTTTACCAGTTCCCGGATGCTTACCACCACTCCGGGGAATCGCTTTTTACCGTCTTCCGGCTTGTAAGCGACATTCAAGTCTTTAAAACTTCTCATTTCTTTGCCTGTTAATTTTTTAAACAACTTATTACAGT